CCGGTTGGATCAGGCGGGTTATCTGTATCATTTACACGAGCCAATACCGCCCAATCTGCAACAGCCTTCACTTCGTTAATTTTAGCGTCTTTCTCAGCAAGTTTAGCTTCGTATTCTTGCGCTTGCGTTTGCAAGTCTTCTTGAAGTTTCTTCACGCCATCCGCTGGATTTAATTCAGTAGCCACTTGACCGAGTACGGCTTGGATAAGAACTTCGTCTGTTTCGTTCACACGGTCACCGATTAGTACACGGTCAAAAGCTGTGTATGGTGCTTCTTGGCGAATTGCTACGAATGTACGATTGTTTTCTTGTAAGTATTTGTTTACTACTTTAAATGTCATATATTAGTTTTCCTCTTTTTCTTCTGTTTTTTCTGCTTGTAATTGTTGAAGCTGTGCTTGTGCTTCTTCGTAAAGTGCTTTGTAGTTTGCGCATTCAAGCGTTTTGTTAGCGAATTGAATTACTAAGTCGTTAATAACTTTATCTGTTGTGTTCATGTTCTACCTTTCTAAATTCTGATGCCATAACGTCCGGGCGCTCCTAGATTGTTGCGTTTAAAATGAGCTTCAATCCCTGCGAAATTTTTATCTATATAATCAAATAATTGAACCAAAGAATGCCCACGAATTATAATATCTCTTGTTTCTGTATTGATTTGTATTCCTCCGCCTTGTGAGTTTGGCATAAAGTCCATTGACTTACCATAAAATGTAATAGCCGTTTGGACATTGCTACCTTCTCTACCGTTCCAGATTTGAATACCAGCGGACGTATGCTCGATACCAGTGACACCGTTTCGGTTGCTCATTAATTGAGTATATGCGCCAGGAACTCCGTTTAGTATACCTTTACCGAAAATAAGGAATTGCGTAGGTCTGTCAGGAAATCTATTCCTAATTCCGACTGCTTCCTTGTTCATCTCAATCCAGCCAGTCTGTAAATCAAAATCTGTAACGCCGTTCAGAGATGATAGATTACCGCCTTTGATGATGTTAGCCGTCAATCCCTCTGCGACAATGTTCTTAGCTGAGATATTGATAATATTAGCCTTGCTAGCGTCAATTTCTCCGATGTGAGCCGTTCCGATTTGAGCGTTACCAATCATGGATTTTTTAATAACGCCGTCCTTGATGTAAGTTTTTTCTCCGATTGAGATTAGACCCTCATTGATTTTAAATGAGCCGTCAGGGTTTAGGTTGATAGCACCCAGCACGTCCCCGGGGCCATTCAGAGCTTTAACAGACCACGAATTAGAAAGTAACGTCATTTGCGTTCGTGTCGCTTCAGCCATCTTGTAAGCGTCATCGAATTGACTTGGTTTATATGGTCCAGTTTTAGAGCCACGAACTAAAATTGGCTCTTTGAACTCAATCCAGCCATTTTTAGCGATGAAAATGTAAAACGGGTGTCGTCCTTGCGGGTCTTCACGAAAGGCAAAATCCTCTCGAACCGTGAAAGTCTTTTGAAATTCAATCCAGTCGGGCGTGATTTCGTCTTGTGGTTTTGTGATGTCAGCTGCTAGTAATGCTTCATTAGCAACGTGATTTTTGACTGTGAAAACGAAGTTAGTATCAACTTTTTCACGGATTCTGTACTTAAAGCCAAGGGTATACGTTTCACCACGATAAATTTTTTTAACGTAGATAGGGAGTGTGAACCCGGACCAGTTATAGTTAGTTAATCCCTGCGCCTTGATTGTGAAAACACCATCGTTTACAGATACGTTCACACCGTTTCTGTTCGCGTTGATAAGCGTATGCTTATCCATAGTCAATGAATTGACAATCAAGTTGTTATCGTCTGTAACGTATTTCCCGACTTCTGTCTGGAATACTTGGTTACTCATGACTAAACGTGAAACGTTGTTTGATACATCATTTTCAGTACCGCCAATAATTCGCTCGTAGAGTTGACTAGTCTCTTTAACTCTTTGGAAGTCCACTTCATTAACTTTGCCAGCTATCTGACTTGTGATTGTTGCAATACGTCCATCTATGCCTTGCTTGTAATCTGCAAGTTTGACATCGGTATTTCTTGTAAGTAACTCAAAACGCTGTCTTACACTTTCATCTGTTTCTTCCTTGACAGAACGCTTTAATTCATTTTGAGCAGATGATAATTGACTGTTAAATTGACTTTCGGTTATAAAAAGATTGTATGCTTGACTTCTAAAATCATCAAGATTTTGTTTTGTTGTGTTTGCTAACCCTTTTACTTGCTCTGCTAAATCAGCACTTGTGCCAGCTTTTTTTAAAGCTTCTTCTGCTTTTGTTTTAGCTTCATCTACGCCTGAAAGATTAAGATTTTCAAAACGTTTGCTGATTTCATCAATAATTGCTTGGTCGCTATTGCTTCGGATGATTTCTTCCCAAACTTCCCCTGTCCAACGTAACAAGATTGTTTGACCTTCATGTTCAGGGTCAGGCTTGAACCATATATCATTGACTAAAACTTTTCCAACATATTTCTTGGTAGGGTCTTCCTTGCCATACCAATTATTATTGAAGCCTTCGGGGCTTGGCAAAAATTCAGGAAGTTTTGAAATGATATTTTTAAAACCATTTGAAATCAGTTCATCTGCTTTCTGACTAGCGATATTTTGGATTTTAGCTTCATTGCTTTCTGAAATCCTATCACCTAATTTGATATCACTTGACTCGTTATTTAAACGGTTAAACGTGATTTCAAAGATGCGGGTATCGTAATCTAGCTTCTTATCATGCCGTACAACTCGGATAGTGTCGCCAATATTGACGTCTTTCAAGTAAACCGTTGACGTTTTCAAGGTCAACTGTGGTCTTGATGCGTTGACTAATTGATCGTACGTCCGACGAATTAAAACATTAGCATCTTCTTCTTCTTCAAAGACTGCAAAGCCAACTTTTGCTCGCATTGTACCATCTGCATTCTTGATACCGTACTTCTTCGTCATTTCGGGCAGTTCGACGTACTTTTGACCTCTTGGTTTGTCAACTGGTGCGCCTTTTGCTTTTTCCCAAACAATATCCTCGAATGTAATTCTGCGCCCGTAACTACCAGTAGTATTTTCCTCACTTGGTGCGCTGAGTTCTTCACCTTTACCACGTCCGATTAGAGCAGTAAATAGGTTTGTACGCTCTACCTCTTGTAAAATCTTCAAGGCATTATGTCCGTAAACTACACGCTTTCCAGTAGCTTCGCCTATTCTTTGCTTGAAATCAATATAGCGTGCGCCAATTTTATTGCCGTTCATCTCAACAAAAAACTGCATTTCTAAATTCCAAACTTGACAGACTTTTTTCAAGGCTTCAAAGGTTGAAATGTAATAGAAATTTGTTGATCGTTGACTTGTTTCACTAACAAATCTAGCTTGCCAGTTTGTACCAGCAAGCAATTCATCAATAACAGGTCTAGCAAATGAATTTTTAGGTCGTTTATCTAAGACTACCGACTTTCTCAATTCTTCAATGCCAGACTGGACACCGACAAGGGTCAAAGTTTGATTTGAAATCTTCTGTGCAATATAGAAAAAGTGGAATTTGTGCGCATCTTCGATTGACTGAATAGCCATGTATTCCACTTGTTCTAATTCTTGCGCTGTCAAGTCTTTCATTTCAACGGTTAGACGGTCTGACACGTATTTTTCAGTCGTTAAAGTGAATTTTTGGAGGGCGGACTTAATCGCATCTTTTTTAACGAGTTTTATTAGATTTTCGTTTTTATCAAACAAATAAATCATCGTCGTTCATCCCTCCATTTCACTTCTTTAACCGTTGCATTCGTCGCTGAAACGGTATCACGGTTTCTGACCTTAAAATTCTCAAAGTCACTAAATAAATCAAGTTCACTTAAAATACTACGGTTTTTATATAAGGCTTTTACTTCATCCGTACCAAACAAGATTGTAATATCCTGATTGGCATCGTATGCACCAGTAAATGAAATTGTTTGTCGTCCGTTCGTGATTCTGACTGTGTTTGTTGTTTTTGTCGTAGTGACTACGATTTTTTCAGGTGTTACTTCAAAAGCACCTGACAACTCAATTTGTCCGACTGATTCTTTCAACTGTGATTTCTTATAGCCATCCGGAACAAGCAAAGAGAAACGGCTGACAATGCTTTTTGTGTTTTCTTCAAACGAATCAGCACCGCTAAAGATTGCAAAATAAGTAAAATTCGGTTCATCCTTGAATGTTACTTCTAGCGTTTTTGAATCGTTGTTTGTCGTCCGTAAAAACAAGTTTAGCTTATCGAATTTTTCTCGAAGTGCTTCGCTTGTTTCAGCTTCTAGTTGGTATTTTATTTCAAGCACTCTTGACGGTTCTGAAATATCTTCGATCCATACGCCACGACGTCCGGCGATAGAGGTCGTTTTGACCTCTTGCCCGACTAAACCTCTACCCGATACAGATAGTTGTCTATACCCGTCCACAATCTCGTTTACGGGTGTTCCGTTTATGCTCATGTTATCGCTAGGCTCGAAAGCCACGATGTCGTCATGTTTTTCTAGTTTTGAATATCCATACATGGTTTTCTGCCTTTCTAATAATTAGTTGCTAAAGTCAATTCCATTTCTTGAGCGCTTGTGATGTCTTCTGTAAAGGCTCTATACGTTGTATTGCCCATTTTCAGTACAATATCAGCAGATTGTTGCCCGACTGTGATTGTTCCACCGTTGAAATCAACTGAAGTATCATAGCCAGTCAAACGTCCTAATTGGCCGTCAACTGCGTTCAATTCGCCTTGCAATGTTCCGGCTAGGTCTTTACCAGTAAAGGCATCAATCGCCCCTTGTGCCATGTTACCGACTGATTTCATAACTGCTCCAGCTTGACCGTCAACACCGATAGTGAAACCTTCGCCCGTGTATTCACCAATCTGACGAAATACCCTTGATGGCGAACGAACGCCAAGTAAACGTTTAGCCCAATTTATAGCGCCTCTAACAGCGCCACCAACGGCATCAATAAGAGCGCCAGCGGCATTCCTAACACCGTTCACAAATCCCATAATCAGATTGCGACCAACGCTTACAGCACTACTTGCAAAACTGCTAGCACTTGAAATTGCATTACTAAAACTGCTTGAAACAGATGATACAATTTGAGGGCCAGCACCCGTGATTGTGCTTACTAGGTTATTCCAACCGTTGACTACTGCGCTTTTAATATTTTCAACTGCGTTTGTAACAGTAGATTTCACGTTTTCCCAAGCACTCATGATGCTTGATTTGATATTATCCAAAACACCTTTCAAATATGAGACAATATTATTCCAAACGTTCGTAATTGTCTGTTTTGTTAATTCAATAGCGTTTTGAATAGTAGTTTTAACGTATTCCCAAGCACTCATGACTGCGGATTTAATGCTTTCCCAGATTCCAGACAAGAATGTAGTAATAGCATTCCACGCTTCGCTAGTCCGTGCTTGAATAATTGTCCAAGCGTTAGAGATAGTTTCTTTTACAAGGTCAAAGTTACCAGTGACAAGACCGTAAATAGTAAGTAAGACTGCTGCAAACGTAGCTTTGATAATCTCCCAAACTGATGAGAATACTGTGCTGATAACGTTCATAGCTGACTGGATATACGTCCAAATTGCCGTCATAACTGTTATAATCGTGGTTGAGATTGTTTCCCAAATAGGACTTATAAAACTTAAAACAGCGTTCCAACCCGTTTCCCAAGCTGTCTGAATGTTTGTCAGTGCGTTTTGGAAGAAAGTAGTTACTGCATCAATACCTGTTTGAACTGCTAGTTTAATACCTTCCCAAATTGGTGCTAAGAATGTAATCAGAGCGTTCCAACCTGTTTCCCAAACGGTTTTTAAGAACTCAAAGATACTGCTAAAGATTTGAACAATTCCGTCTAAATATTGTTGGATGATATTTTTGATATTTTCCCAAAGCCTGATTGCTGTTTCTTTGATTGTCTCCCAAGCACCCGACCAGTCACCGTTGATAATCTGCAAGACTGCCTTAATGATGCCTAAGATAAAATCAAGTCCAGCGCCTATTGTGGATTTAATCAACCCCCAAACAACTGAAATATATGTCCCGATAGCGTTCCAAGCGCTTTCGATTATTGGTGCTAAGAAATTGGTTACTGTTTCAACTACTGTTTTAATAGCGTTCCAAACTTTAGTAGCTACGCTCTCGATAAGTTCATGATTTTCAGACCACCAAGAAACAAGTGTACCCCAAATATCCTGAACAAAACTCACCGCCTCTTGAATAGCGCTTGTAATTGCAGTTTTAACTGCTTCAAATGCTGAATTGACTTTGTTTCTAAATTCTTCGCTTGTATTATATACACCGACTAAAATAGCTATCAAACTTGCTATAACTGCGATAACAACAAGGAATGGTGCGCCTAGTGAAGATACAACACCTACGATTTTAGCAAACGTTACACTTAATGCGCTACCGCCTGAGTTTAGCAATGTAAACCATGCTGAAACCTTAGATACTGCGCCAGCTATGAAGCTGATAGTACCTACTAACTTACCTATAACTGAAATCACGCCACCTATTGCAATTAAAGCAGGGCCAGCCGATACTGCGATAAGTCCCAACCATTTCTGCCACGGCTCAAGTGGTAGGTTATCCCATATTGTCAAAAGAACTCTTACCACGTTGTCTTTGAACGTTAAAATCGTGTCTTTCAAATTTTCCATTAGTCCGGCAATATCTGCTTCATCGTGCCCAAGTCCAGCTACAAAGTTTTCTGCGGCTGCTTTCATTGCTTGGAATGAACCTGAAACAGTTTCGCTTGCTTCTTTTGCTGTTGTTCCTGTGATTCCAAGCCTATCTTGAGTAATGCCGATAGCTTCAATCAAGGTATGGAATGGAATATCTTTCACGTTTTGCGCTGTTGCTTCAAATTCTCCGTTTAAAACGCCTGACTCATTGACAAGTCGTGCCATTTCGCCAGCAGTACCGCCATAACCAAGTTTAAGGTTATCTAACCATTTATACCCCCGTTTTCACGGTATTTAAAAAGGCTTGCTACTGCAAACCTTAGGGATTAGACTATATCTTCAACTAATTCAAAAATCCAACCTTTCATTCTCCCTTTTTTGAACAGATGATTATATTTTAAATTTGATT